TGTACAGCAAGCCCCTAACTACCAGCTGATTAGCAGCGAAGTAATCACGGTTCTCGATATACTGAGTAGGCTGGGCCACGGCAGTTTCCAAGTAGTCCGTATCTAGGACGTACATATTGGTTCCGCCACCAGCAACCGACTTAGGAACATCCGCATCGGGCATGATGGGAATACCCATATAGGTAGCCAACACTAGACCAGTTCGCGTACCAGGGAAGGTTCGTTCTGAACCAATTCCAACCTGATACTCTTCCTGACCCATATACCTCTGTTGCGAATTCAAGAGCCTTTCCAGTTTAAAGTACTGGTCATGACCGCACAAAATCAACTTAGGCTCCCCACCGTTCTCCCTGATCTTCTGGATACAGGTGTCGATGAGGTTAAGGGACAAGTCCCTCGCCGTGCCGCCATTATAACTGACGTTTGCGCCAGCAGCCCAAGAGCCACCCGAACGAGACGAAGCAGCGCCCATATTATAGACTTTCGCACCGTCTGTAGTTGCCCCCCAACTGGCAATAGGGCCAGCTGCATCCTGTGAAACAACGTCATCTAGGGAGGTGAAGCCTGCCCTAGACTGAACATACATTAAGTCCGCAGCCGCCGATGACACGCCACCCGATAGTGTACCGATTGTAAAGGTGGTTGTGCCGCCAGAGGATGCTTTCGCCGTAATTTTGGTAGCAGTCCTAGTTGTTCCTGGGCCATCATTCATATAAACTAGGTCGCCAATCTTAAAGTATTTGGCATCGGCATCGGCCAAAGTGAAGGTCGTTCCGCTGCCAGCCCCAGAGGGACTAAACATTGAAGCCGCCAGCATTTCCTCGTTAATTTCCTTAACGTGGTCAAGCTGTGCATTTTCGTTTTCGAGTGCCAGTACGTCCCCAACACCACCTTCCAACTGTGCGACGAACACCGACTTCACCGAAGCGCCGAAGGTTGTCGATATGATTCGAGGTAGGCTGTGGACAGATTCGAGGTTTGACACGTCAACTGTGGGGAGGACGCCAGCTTCTTCGACAGGCTGGGAACGGTTGTTCCCTCTATCGGTTCTGATACGCCAACCAGCCGTATTGCCCCAAACAACTCTAGGTACAGCATTGAAGAACCTTGTCTGGTTATTCAAAGCCTGCCATACCTTACGTCCATACGTTGTGTTAAATACGGACGCAACGCTTAGTGTGTCACCAGCCGTGGTCGAACCGAAGGCTGTACCACTAAACGTATCTTTCATTAAGAAACCGGGGCCGAAAATAGACTGGTATAACCCACGCTGTGACTGTGCCACATATTCTGTTAACGAAGGGTTAGCCATAATTATATCTCCTTATCGTGTTATTCTATTTAGTTTACGAGTTCTTGGGGAAGACCATCGGTGTTCCCAACTTCTATCTGAGTCTGCATATCGCGAAGCTGCTTATAGGAAAGTTTAGAAAGTTCGTCCACGGTATTTTCCGGAGACGAGGATTTCTTAATTGGGGAAGTCCCATCCGTCCCAAGCATTGAGGGATCATCATACTTAATCAATCTTGGGCCTTGCAAACTGGTTTCCTCACGGAAGCCCATCTTGCGAAGCCTATCTTCAGATTCCCTCTTTACGATAGCCTGTAATTCACCCATACCACCTGTACCTGTTTCCATTCCTTTCTTTAAGGATATAATTTGCTTCTGCATATTCTGTAAAGCTTCCTCTACAGGATATTCCTTTCGTCGCTTTTCCTCAGCATCATCGTCTTCTTCTTCTTCCCCTACTGGGTCGCCTTGAGAGAACCCATCATCCCAATGTCCTTCTTTCAGCAAATCGAGTTCCTTCTGCATAGCCTGAATAATACCCTGTACATTTTCGGTCTTGGTATCAGTAGTAACAGCCGATTCGGAATCATCAGCATTCTTTGCTGCGCCCGTTTTTGTTGCCGTTCGTATATGTTCGCCATCTACTGGCATACCACGATCACCACTGTATTGCCCAGCCTTCATTAAATCTCCTACTTCAAAAGCAATAGATTTAATTAGTTCAGCCTTTTCCATTTCTGCATACTGCATTTCTTCTACTTCCTGCTTTTCCTTATCCTCTTTATCCTCGTCACTTTCGGCCTTGCTTAAACGAAAGTCCATCTTCTGAAGAACTTCTGCAACAGCCGCAAGCGCTAGACCATTCCCCTCCATTTGCTTTTCCAAACGGTTTAGAATATCTGTATCCATACTATATCCCCCTTTTTTGACGCTGAATAGGCTGGTCTGAGCCACCCCCGGCCCATCAACAATAATGTTGTGTTATATGGGTTATCCATAATTATATACATTATACTACTAGAACGCGAAAATCCTATAGAATTAGTCTAAAATATATATAAATTTATTTTTCAGATATAAAATGTAACATTTCATTCCGAAAATCATATAGCGGAACTTGAACTAATTTTTTCACGCTATCACATTGAGGGCCTTCTGGGATGGCCGCTTCGATCAAATCTAATACTTTTCCCACCATTCGGGAATGTTTTGCAATTACATACTCTTGCTGTTCTGTAACTTTACTTATATCCATAATCTTCTTCTCCTCCATTAAATTGTCTTTGGAATATTATCCACCGTTCGTTGAACTGCTTGTGCTACAGCTTTATTTATGATATTATTCAAGTCTAAGGGTGGGATAGTGGGTTCCGAACGTTGCGTCGAAGTTTTTCGCGTATGGGATTGAACAATTTCATTACCCCCTCCTACTCTACGGCGCCTATATTTAGAAATTTTCTGAACCGGGGGGGTATAGGTTACTTCTGTCTCTACAGAAGCTGTTGTAGAACCCGAAATAGTGAGCATAATACGAGATGGGGAAAGAAGTACAGCGTGTCCACGTTGTACAGGAAGATTTCCCCGTAAACTCTCGTAAAGATTACGGGGAATCAAATTTTGGGTTATATTATCAACTAAATTTTGAATTGCATATTGATTCACGTATACTATACCTCACTATTTCATATTATACGTGAATAATGAAATTATTCCATTATGGAGTTAACACATTTGTATTAGTCGGTAGTATTGTATTCGCCTTTTCAGTAAGTCGGTATTTCAATTCCCCCGGCAAGATAACCTTCAGCCAATCTCTTGGCATCCAATCTATAAACTCTGACGATAAACCTCCAGGATGGTTCATTGCGTAATCATTTATAATCAGATTAAACCATTCATTTGGAACTGAGTTTCTCATGGGAATAACTGTCGCATTATACCCATCAGGTACAGCATAGATAATGTTAAGATTTTTAGGGTCTACCCAACGAAAAATTGGAATCTCACCATCTTCTGGTAGTAAAAGGTTTGGGCCATTGGACGCTACTACGGTTGTCTGTGCAGGAAGTGAGGGTACTTCTATAATTTGTATTGTTGGTTGTTCAATTGTTTTTTTCTCTACTTCGACAATCCGTTCCGTAACAAATGGAACCTCCACAATTTCAGATGGAACAAGTTGTGCGTATAGAACGGCTCCTGCCAACATACTAGAGAGAGCAATAGCAAATATCCCACTAATCCAGATTTTCTGATCCATAAATCACCCCCAGGCTATATCTGCTACTGTAATCTTATTATAATAGGCATTAGAAGTTTTTTTGGCCCTAATTTTATATCTTAAAATTAAAAAGCTTATTAGACCAAATACACCAATTATTACTACCATTCCTTTTGTTTTCTTTCTCATTTTAAAAGTTCCCCCTTTAATTCCTTAGCTTTTTCTAGTATACGTTTCATACCTTGTCGTATACTTCTTCGATTATCTGAAATGAATCGTTTTTTACCGCGTTTTTTAGATTCTCGTCGTTCCCATTTATGCATTGCTAATATTATTCCATACATCGGGTATGCTATCATTAAACATACCCGATGAATCATCATACTTATTAAGGTAAATTGTCTCTTTCCCTACGCATCCATGATCTGGATGCCAGTAAGTAACAATTTGTTTGGGTCGAGTCGCAACATGTAACCGTTGCATTGCAAATTCATCCACACCTTTCATCGTACCGCAAATATGCACTTCCCCCGTGCCAATATCATATTCATCTACTTTATGGAAATGGCCCATCATAACAGAATCGAATTCAGAGGGGATGTATGTTTCATCTCCCTTGGCAGTTTTTTGATATTGAAAAACCGATCTCATCCCTGCTACCGCCTTTAATATAGCCTGCCCACTTCCTGCGCCAACAATGGAATCTCCATGCATAATTAAAACTGTCTTATCAAAAACTTTAAAGGAACTTACAAAACTTTTTGAAATATCAAATGTTATATTAGATTGGTTCCGACAAAATGCCGCTACCCACTGATACAACATGTAATCCCAATCCATATATTTATCTTTCATTGGAGGTTTACGTGTCATGCGCCCATGATTACCAACTACACAAGGTACATGAATCTTTTCAAAATTGGGGGCTAAGAGCATTAACGCTTGGGAAATTAGATTGGCCCCACGAATCATCTGACCCATACAATTATCAATATTTGTTCGTGCTAACTCATCGTGAATATCGCCACTAATCATATCTCCTAACATCGGTATAACTAACGTATCTATGGGAACGTTGTTGCGACGTAATTCCACTAATTGAAGGAGTAGGTTTGTCCAACCAAATAATCTACGATTAAAAATATCTATGCTATAAGCATTTAATCCTCCAAGTTGCTCTGCTTGTACATTATCTCCAACATGCGTGTCCGATAATGGTGCAACCACAATCTGCCTTGAACGTATGTGTGTTGTCTTTTTAGGAAGAATAAGCGGCACGTTATCGAAAGCAGGCGTAAAAGTATGAATTGCATCAACAATAAGGTCTTTTTTCGCCGTTTCTTGAATTGATTTTTCATATAATTTTTTCCAAAGTTTTACTTCTGCTTTTAATACCTCTACTTTTTTATCTCGCGCTAAAATTTCGACATCAGTTAATTCTTCGGAGCAATTACCGTTTGAATAGACCTCCTTGTCGTGCCATCGTTGAAGAGTTGTTCGATGTATTTCTATCTCGAACATTTCGTGTAACCACTGTACGAGGCTTGTCCATGTCTGTCCCGCTGCGCGTCTTCGTATAACTTCGTTTTTTGCCTGCTCTGGAATCATATTCTCTCCTTTCGGCTAATACAACTATCTTCCCACATACTAGGCAACTTAAATCATTATCGCCATTTAACCTCATAGGGCCGCTGGTTTTACCCCATGGGTCGGCCCAACATTTAGGACATGCATTAAATAATAATTTTGTCATATTATTCAGTTGTCCTAGCGAACCATGCAGTCATATTTTTCTGTAAAATTTTTCGTATATCCTTTGCTACTTCCGCATCATGTATTATCTCATCCTCATCTTCAGGAAGACTTTCTGTGTCTTCATCCTCTATAATATCAAAATCCCCCCCACGATGTAAAGCATCATCTGGGTTTATTCCGAACTCAGTTTTTTGCATTGATTGAATAGGGCTATCTATCTGACTCAACATTGCTCCCGCAACAGCCAACGGTGGTTCTTGGGACACCTCTGCTTCTTTATCTCGCTTACGTCGTTCTTTATTTTTATCCACTATTTCGTCCTCCTTTATATCGGCTTGTAAATCAATTTCTCCCGGCTTCTCAATAAATTGTGGATTTTCTTCCGCTCCTTGTCGAGGTTGTACCATTGTAAGAATATGGGGACTCCCACCCCCTACACTAATTTTTTGCATGGCCTGCATATTATTACCTTGTTGATACGGAGTTTCTACAGTTACACCTATTTTTTCCAGTCCCTTTTTTCTTTTACTGCCATGGGTGGGTGCAATAGCGTCAGGTATTTTTGCGTCATTAGCAGCCCACGGGTCAAACTTCCCCGGTGTTCCTGCCCCTCCCGGTTTACTGTCCTCCATACCGCCTGCCATTCCCATATTACGCATTCCATCATTTGGATTAGGGATAGTGGGAACAGTATCTTCTGTCGTAGGAGTTTTCTTTTTATCTTTACCGTACGCTTGTTCCCCTTCTTGATATGGGCGCGATGGGTCTTCATTAGGTAATCTATAATTTGCATAAGGATCAGATTCTTTCCTTAACTCTTGTGTAACCCATTTAACTAAGTCTATAACAAAAGACTTATTAAAGGTAGTAGCGTGAGAATGGGTAGGAATAGTACTAGAATCTCTGCTAGAAATACCCATACCGATATTCGGTAATTTATGGCGTCTGTCTTTTTCATCATCTTCATCCATAGCTTTCATTTCAGGACTAAATTCGTGAAGGAACTTATCTGCACGTTCCACGCCCGTTTTATCTTTTAATCGACGGTGTGGATTTTTAAACGCTTCCTCTGCATCAACAACAGATGTAAACATTATATCATCTGTTTTCATAACGGCCTTCTTTTTTTGTTTCTGATTGGAACCATAAGTAGGTGTCCCTACGTCAGCGGATGTAAATGCACCACCCCCACCACCATCACCACCGCCTTCCTTCTGAAGGAATTTTAAAAGTTTCTCCAGATATCCGGAAGCATGGGCAGCTTGGGCTACTTCCGCAGCTTTCTTTCGTGTATCAAACGGCCCCTTACGCCCCCAATTCCACTTATCCTTACGTTTGCTAATCGGCATCGTCATCATCCTCAAACTCATGTTTATTCTGTGCGGTAGGATTATAACTAATTTTAGGTGGCGTAGTAGGAGGGTCTTGCAAAATCGCTTTAGAGATATCCCCAATACCTCCACCTACTAATAAAGTAGCTGTATAGTCAATGCCGTCTTGTGTAAACCACATCTGTCTAGCATCAGAGGTAATATCCTTAATAAGGGGGCTAGTAAAACCGCGTTCCATTAAAGAAGGAACCCATGCCTTCGCAATATTTTTAGGGCTACCGAAGCCTTTAATTCCAAATTGTCTATCTTGTTCTGCCTTATTTCTATTATCAAAATAAGTATCTGGGTCACGTAATTCATCAGGCATTATTTTATCATTAAAATCGGGAGTTCTTCCACCAGTTCTACTGTTAAATTTTCCATCTGTTTTTTCTAATACTCCATCCCACATCATTTGCATAGGGCCAACATTAGCGGGAGCGGCTCCCATACCTTCACCACCCGCAGGGGCAGCGGCTATATTACCGGGAGCGGGATTAACTCCCGGCGTTATTCCTTGTTGTGCAACCATTGCATTCATTTGTTCTTCTTGCATGTCTTCCTGTTTCTTCATTGTTTCAATAGCTAATGCCATCTGTTCCCCTTGTAATTCCATCATTGGAACAGCCTTACCGGAAATGATGAATTCTGCATCGTCCAAATTAATATTATCGCCTTTAAGTTTAACATCGAATCCCAAAGCTAGATACATATTTGCTACTTGCGCCCTTTGTTGAGCGAAACTAATCTTTGTTGCTTCAGCCTTTTCTTCTGGATTTAACAACTCCAATGTATAGTCGGTAACACCAAAAGCTTCGAGTAATTGTGGGAATACTTTTTCATGGAACAGTCTTTGATCGCCCTCTACGACACGACTCATAACAACTAACTGTTGAGTTTGTGTTGATAAGCCACCGAAAGCTTCAGGCGCACCTTGCCATGCTGGAGTCACACCCCACATAGCCGCAATTCGTTCTCGTATCTCATGCCGTACAGGTAAATAATCCATCTCACTTAACGTATGGAACAACCGAACCATCTCAACTCGTCCGCGTTGATTTCTCGATGACACTGCAACCATTGGAATATAATTAGGGTCGAGGCGCGTTTGTGCGGCTATATGCGCTCGTTCGCGCCGAACGCTTTCAGGATCATCAGTAAATACCATCAGCATAGATGCAGGCATTTTACGCTCAAAGAAATATCTAAATAAGTTCTTATCCATCCCAATTATAGTTAATGCCTTTTCAAAGATGGTAAGAATTGGACTCCAACCGTATGTTTCTGATGGAGAAAACTTAGAGAGATGTATAATTTCGGAATCAAATAAATAGAGATGTTTATTACGATGGTAATACTTATACATTACAGATTTACAGTCTAATTCACAATTATTTTCCTCACATGTAGAGGGTTCATCATGGATTTGTTCTCGATGAATAGGACACATGAAGTGGGCGTTCTTCGGTAATCCTGCGGCATCCAAATCGAATTCAACTAATGCAGGATTCAATCGCCGTACTTCTTTAATCTTTGATCTAATCCCTTTTCCATCCTCTGTTACTTGATATTCTTTTGCAAGATATAAAAATCCGTCATCAACCGAATTTACATCGAAATGGAATTGTCTAAGAACTTCCTCTAAACTTTGATCGAAAACATTGCAATCGTCCAGAAATTCTTTTAGTCGTACAAGCTGATCTGTATCCGGATTCTCTTTATCAGTTTTATATTTAATGCCTCGCCTAAAAACTTCACTTGTTATATGTGTTAACGGGCCTCTAATTTCCTCCACCGAATACGCAACCATTTGTAAATCCATAACAAGTTGCTGTCTGTATGCCATTTGATGGCGCACCCAAGTATTTACAATATGGTCTAACCCAATTGTTGGTGCTTGACCCGTCTCTCCTCCAGATTTCATTAACTCTAATTGAGCAATTTGTCCGTTAAGCTGCGACATACGATTCGCCATCGTAGGAACTTCAGGTAGATACTCAGATAATTTCATAATTTATTCCTTACTCAAATTAGACATATCTTGCATAGAAACTAATTTTAAAATGTTATCCATCGCTTTCTCTTTAAGTTCATAATCTTCAGTATGAGAAGTATCTCTAACTACTTGAGATTTTTCTTCTTCGAGTTTTAATATGTTTTCATGAAGGTCTTGTATTTCTTTATCTCTCTCCAAAATCGTTGCCTCGAATTCAGCTTCTCCCGACCCAAATGAAGCATTAGCTAAAATTCCTAACCTACCCGCTTCTTTTACTAAAGCTATAAACTCTCCTTCAGATAAGATTTTTACTGCTGTATTATCATCGGGTATCTCATCGTCAACATCTAACTCACGTAATGCATCACTCCATGAATCTAAAATTCGCCATGTATTGGTTGTATCGTCCCTATTTGCAACGTATTGCTGATCCCGTTCTCGTAATATATTTCCAAGCATTCTAAACCTCTTTTCTATATTATACTACTGTACCGATAAAGCCTCTTCAAATTTTGTTGGGTTAAAGCCAACTATTGTGTTCTCTCCGATCACTATTACTGGAGTAACCCTATAACCCATTTTCAATAAAGACAGATGATAGTCATTATTTTCTGAAATATTACGTTCTTCAAAGTCAATTTCATGTTGTTTCAACCAAGACTTGGTTGCCATACACGGCCCTCAACCAATTGATGTATAGATTGTTACATCCATTTAGTCCTCCCTCACGATTTTTTCGCGACATGTTTTATCCGCACATAAACCAACTAATCTACCATTATCATAGGCCACAGTAAATGTCTTCCATCTACATACTATACAGACTCGTTGTAGTGTTGTCCATATCATATTACTATGCATGATTTACTCTGGAATAATTAGCTTGTCAAGAGTTGCAATAGCCGTTTTAGTAAACTGTCGAAGTTCTTTAATAATAGCTTTCTTTTCTGCCATCGTAATTTTCTTATCTTTTATGGCATTGCCCAAAACTTGAACGACATCAAGGGCTTCTTTAACCATAGCTTTCCCCTCCGCAGTCTGTCCCATATTCAACTGCATCATGGTAATCGCTAATTGCATTAACATAAATGGATTCATATTAGATCACCCCCCTCTCTTTCGTAAATATGTCGGTACAATAACCCATAAACTAAACAACAAAATAAATATAATAATTGCAATAAGCATTATTCTATCGGAACCATTTCATTTAGTCTGGCTCGTACTTCATCTATATCCTTTTCAAAATAATCATAATTAAGAGGGATATATGCCTCTTCAGCTTTAGGTACATCTCTTTCGTCAAAGATTGAATTAACTGGACAAACTGGTTCACACGCCGCACAGTCGATACATTCGTCAGGTGCGATATACACCATTCGATCTACTCCCTCCTCAAAGTAAATGCAGTCCACTGGACAAACATCTAAACACGCTGTATCTAATACATCTACACAAGTAGACGTTACTATATAGGTCATTCTACTCCTCCCGTCCCTTCTCTACTAAGGGATGTTCCTTCTGTTCATCTCGCCACATCCGTTCTAAGTGTTCATCAAAACCGGGAAAATATATAAAAGAATGTTTCCAATTAGAGGCACACATCATTTGCTCACCCTCCACACGCATACGCCCCCCACCAAATGGCTCAGATATTATAACCTCTACTACCATACATCGTTCTTCATACTTATTATTAAAGTCATCCATTACTTTTACGTGGTATGGGATGATCATAAGACAAGCCATAAGAAAACCTAATATAAACCATTGTACCTTCGCCCGTACCATACCGCTCCTTTACTAACTGGTTGTTGGTTCTGCTATCGTTACTTCCACGTTATCTTCGACAGTTATGTTAGCCCCCGTAACAGTAGTACTGATTGTAAACTCTTTAGTGGAGAAACCATTCCCCATTCCGACTTCATTTAGTAAAATTTCCATAGTTCCTACATTTATTTTTGACAGCACACAGTCACCACCTTTAGTATATAAGTTAGATAATCTTAAAGTGCCTATTTTCCCGTTAACCCCACTCGTCGGAGCCTGTATCCAAATGCGGTCATATGTACCTCCCGATGTGACCATTGCGTCAGCCTGTTGGTGACCCCCACCTATGGCCCTCATTCTAGCAGTTCCCGGTGAAGGGGCCAGACTTTGACCATCG